TACTCCAGTATCTTTACTGTGGTTGATCGTATTGATAGCAACCAATCCTATAGATCATCTATGAATGTCAAACATGCTCGTATGTATAACAACCTAGAATTACTGGGATTGTCTGTGTATGCAACTGGATCTATCGGTAATATCAACAACAACAGCCTCAATAATGGAGGTATTACTTATAACCTTGTTAAGAGTTGTATAGATACCGCAGCAAGTAAGATTGCCAAGAGTAAACCTAAGCCTCAGTTCTTAACCGAAGGCGGTGATTACTCGAAGCAAGAACGTGCTAAGAACTTGACAAAGTATGTTGAAGGTGTGTTCTATGGATGTGATTACTATGACATATCTACCAAGGTCTTCACTGATGGCTGTGTGTTCGGCACAGGAGTAATGAAGTTCTACACACAAGACGGTAAGATCAAGTGTGAACGTGTAATACCTGAAGAGATCAAAGTAGATGACAACGATGCTATATATGGTAAACCAAAAAGCATGTACCAAGTAAAGCAAGTGTCTCGAGATACGTTAATAGAACTATATCCTAAGTTTGAGATACAAATAGCATCTGCCTCCAGTTCTACCCCTGACACCAGTAATGTCGATCTGATCAAGATAGTAGAAGCATGGCACCTAGGAAATGACGGTTCTCACACTATTTGTATCGAAAATGCCACTTTATACACAGAATCATGGAAAAAGGACTATTTCCCGTTTGTATTCTTTCGTTGGAGTGACAGATTAACTGGTTTCTTTGGTCAAGGACTAGCTGAAGAGCTTGTCGGGACACAAGTAGAAGTCAATAGAACCTTGAGAAACATACACTTGGCTCAGAAACTTGTGGCAGTACCTCGGATAGCAGTCCAAAGCAACTCGAAGGTAGCTGTAACCCAGTTAACTAATGAGATAGGCAGTGTTATCCAATATGCTGCTGGAACCGCTGCTCCTGTATTCAACACACCTACAGCCATGAACTCTGAAGTATATAATCATCTTAAGTGGTTAATCCAATCAGGATATGAGAAGACAGGCATTAGCCAAATGGCAGCTACTGCTAAGAAGCCCGCTGGACTAGATGCTGCTGTAGCTATCAGAGAGATGTCTGACATTGAGACTGAAAGATTCATGCTAACAGCTATGAAGTTTGAAGCAATGGCTATAACTGCCAGTAAGATAATAATTGATATGTCTAGAGATCTGTTCCTTGAGGATAAGAAACTAGGGGTAACTGTTGCTGGTAAAGAGTTCATTGATAAGATTAACTGGGCTGATGTAAACCTAGAGAATGATCAATACGTAATGAAAGCATTCCCAGTAGGATTGTTACCGACTCAGCCAGCAGGTAGGTTGGCCAAGGTACAAGAGTTAATACAAGCTGGTTGGATTGAAAAAGACAAGGCATTGGAACTGTTGGACTTTCCTGATCTTAAGGCTTGGGAATCTCTAGAGACTGCTAACAACAACCTTGTTGAGAAGAATCTTGGAGCTATGTTGAGAACTGGTAAGTACCTTCCACCAGAGCCTCAGATGAATCTAGAACTTGCTGCCCAGGCTGCCAACAAGCATTACCTCAAGGGCCGAGTAGATGGAGTATCTGAAGAGACTTTGGAACTATTGTTGAGATTTATGGATGATGCCGAGAGGTTACAAGTACAAAAAACCCAACCTCAAGTTGCACCACCAGCTCAAATGGAAGTTCCACCGACGGAACCGATGGCAATTGCTCCTCAAGGAGTAGCTGAGCCATTACCCGAGGCAGACTTTATAGCTCAAGTACCACCAGTCGTTCCTCAAGTATGATGTAACACCTCCGTATATATGAGACAACATTCATAGACATGAAACGTAGGCATGAAACGGAACTTAACTACATTAACTCGCATAACCAATTGACATTAACTTGACATTAACTAGGAGATACCAAACATGTCAGAAATCGTAACTCAAATCATTGGAGGAGCACCTCAACCAGCAGCAGATGCTCCAGCTCATTTACCCGTAGCAGAGGCAGATGCAACTCCAGATCCAGATCCAGCTCCAGCTTCAGCTCTAGATCCAGCTCATTTACCCGAGGAAGTCGAGACACAGCCTAAGG